AGTCATCACAATATTCTACAAGCTCTTCGGCGGGCACTTTCCATAGGAAATCACAGTCACAAAACACCGCCCAACCATTGTAGTTGTTAAGATATGGTACGAAAAATCTAGTAAATGTAAACTCAGTCGACGCAAGTTTGTCAACCTCTCTGGTGTAGATACCTTGTGAACGCATATCGCTCTGCTTCAATGGCAAGACTTCTGCCTCTGGATCTCTTCTCTTTATTGAATGCTCACACACTTGGTATGCGATGTCTTCTCGTGAATCCCAACCTACATATACTTGCATTTTAATATTTACTTGAATGTCACGAGCGTATGACTATCTTTGGCTAGTATAGGTCTTTTGCTAATTCTGGCATGTAGTCTTTAATGTGAATTTTCCTATATTGGTCACGCATTTTTATCATGTCAAGAAATTCATTGTATTTTTTTGAATCTAGAGTATGATGACCTATTCTGTCCTTTACCAATAAAACTATTTCTTTAATGTTTTTAGTGTGTACCAGTTTCTTATCTGGTATTTGACTTAATTTATTATATGCTGTACGTAGAGTCTTTTCCGGTAAGTTAAACATATCTAAGTAGTCGGGGTCTTCTAGTTTAGAAAAATGCAGATAGATTTCGTTTTCATAAGCATATTCAATAAGTTTGTCTATGTATAAAATATTTAAATTCTGTATAACTGCGTTTATGTACATATATGTGTTAGTCAGGGTTTTGAATTTTTCGATATTTTTTTTGATTACGTCCCACATAGACGGGTACCTCATATATTCGTTATGTTTCTCGATTCCTTCTATACTCAACATCAGTCTTACGTTTTTGAATTGCTGTAACAAATTTAAAATTTCATCGTTACACTTGGTGCCGTTGGTTGTTACCTGTAGCGATATGTTGTGTGCTTTTTTGTTTCGCACAAGATTTGAAAGTAGGTCGATAGTTGTTTTGTTTATTAACGGTTCGCCGCCCCTTAAGTTGAGCAGAGTAAGGTCATGGTTGGACAGTTTAACTATTTTTTGATAATCATCTTCGTTTAGATCATAGTCTTTTTGATTTCTTTTTTCAAATCCTAAAGCATTATTTTCGACAAGAAGTTTCGAACTAGATGCTCCTGAACACATTTGGCATTTTAGATTGCATAGATTTGTGATGTGTATTTCTACATCTTCGGGATATGAAAGGTCGTGTTTACCTATGAGTTTGAGATTTTTTTCAACCTTGTTTTGGAATATAGCGCGATATTGGTAGTTTGATTCCAAACGTAAACTAGACAAACCTTGTGATTCCCTTTTCCAACAAGTTACACATTCTCTAGGTTTTTCGTTTTTTAAAAAACTTGCCCGCAAGTAGTTGTTGTAGTCATTACTCCACCAATCTTTTATTGAATAATCTTTTATATTGCTTTTCCGGAAATTTTGGTATTCAGTTAGTGTTGGCATTATTTCGCAACATACCCTTAACTCACCATCGGTACGTAGTGTGAGGCTGTTGAATGGCCTAATACAGAAACTGTTTTTATTTTTTGATTTTTCCACTGACTATCTCGTGTATTTGTTTCCAATTATTTACTCGTATTATGTCAGGGTGATTGAAATCTCTATTGTATGGATGATCGATTAATATAGGCTTTAAACCGTAATTAAGACCTGCTAAGGCATTGGCAGGCTTGTCCTCTACCCAATACAGCCCGGTACCGTGGAATTCTGCTAATGCGCTGTCTTTATCGGCACCTGTGCCTAGTATGTGGTAATTTGTGAACACCTGATAGCCATACAGCTCTCCCAGTCTCCTCTTCCTCAGTTCCTGTGCAGGTTTGTCTGAAGTCTGTGAGGTGATTGGTATGAATGTCCAACCTTCGGCGGACAAAAGTTTCACCCAGGTCTGTGAGTTTGGCATCGGACGTTGAGTGCCCATCCATGCACTCCTATTAAATTCTCTGATGTGTCTTCGGATCTCATCCTTAGTAACACCAAACCTCTCAGCCATTTCGTATTCTTCTTGTTTATTTGCTAGAAGTTTATGCGGATAGTATCTGTTTCCACCCTCATCGAAGTAGGATTTCTGTAACATCCATTTAGTGAAATGGTGTTCCCATTCTAATAAAACACCGTCCACGTCCGTTAGTATAATTCTATTTGATGTCGGCATCTTCCATTCCCGCTACTCTCAGTTTCACGATGTTGGTTATCTGCCATTGCTTTTGGTCCAGTCCTTTGGTTATGCCTAGCCATTGGTTACGCAGTAGTGCGAAATCGTTTACAATTTTTGTAAGATCCACGACGTCATCTTCGCCGTCTACGTATTTCTCAGCATCTCTGCTGGATAGCGCCCTGTTGTAGTTCTCTAAAAATTTACGGAATGTTTTTGACCTTAGTCTTCTAAGCTCTATGTTTAGGTATTCCAGTATTGCTTCCAACTGTTGGAGTTGGCTAAACCGTTCTTCAACTATGCCTGGTAACGCCGCAGATGCTCTTTCTAGATTGCCGTATATCTTGCACTGCTTCCTTGCTTCTAGCAATTCCTTGTCAAAGTATGCTACACAGTCTGGTATTTTTGATAAACTTCTACTAACTTCACTATACCAATTAATCATCGTCGTACCTGTCATCGTACGGTTCGTCCTCGTCCTCGTCCTCAAACACGGTGTTGATTGCTTCTTCGAGTTTAGGATCAAACTCACCTGATGCTTTTATCTCATCTGCTTCAACCCCTATGTCCTCGAGGCTCTTGATGAAGTCTATGGCCGCATCCAGTTTTGATCTCTCAGGTACATAGTGTGATATCGAGTTCCAAAGACGTTCTATGTCTTCGTGTGTGAAATCAATCATTATTCTTCAGTTTCCTTTGATACTGTCTTCTTTGCTTTTGCTTTTGGTTCCTCTGATGCTGGTTCTTCTTTTTGTTCTGTACTTTCCTTAAAGTTAGCCATTATCATATCTAATTTATCACCTGTCCATGCTTTCCTGAAGTCAATGTGTTCCTTACCTTGTGGATCAACGTACTTCAGTCTATTGCCAGTCTGTACAAGTACGCCTTTCTTCTCGAATAGATCCACTAGTCCACTGTATGGGTCCATTCCTGTGTCATAAGGGATTTTGACCTGTACACCTTCAAAAGGTTTTGCATATCTGGTCTTCATAACTTTACATGCCGCTCTGATACCTCTAACTTCTGATATTTTATTGCCTTTCTCGTCTTCTTTTAGTTTTAGTTTCTTCATTGCTATCACGATCGAACTAGCATATATAAAACCCTGACCACCTGATATCTTGTCGTCTGGATCGAACATGTCCTGTGATGCGTATGTGTGGTTTGTGGCTATAAGTCCCACGTTCCAACTACCAAACATATTAACACAGTTTCTTACAAGTGCTGTCAATGCCTTAGGCTTTCTACCCAAGTCACCTTTCATGTCACCTGCTTCGAACTGGTTCACGTCCGTTGGTGTCAGCATCATTCCTAGACTGTCTATGACAAAAAGAACCTTTGGTGCGCCTTCCTTGTTGTCGGCGTGTTGTTCCTTGTAGCCTTTCATGAATTCAGATATGGTCTTTGCCACATCGTCTACCATCGACATACTTAATTTTAAAAGTTTTTCTTCTGACGTGTCCACATTCAATGCTTGTAACCATTGTTCGTCTAATGCGTTCTCTGTGTCAATCAGTATTACGAATATGCCTTGGTCCTGAGCGTTCTTGATTATGTTGCCTGATGCTATGTATGATTTACCCGCACCAGACTCACCGGCAAGTACAGTAACCTTGCCTAGGGGAATTCCTTTGTTGAAATCACTGGTCATCAAATAGTTCAGTGCGTAATTTCCTGTTGATATCCAATCTGTTGGGTCACTGAATCCTATGCCTAGTCCTTGTATGGACTTTGTTAGACTTTTTCTAAATTTTGTTGCGTCGAATACTTTTGTCATAATTGTTTCCTATAATATTATCCAAAGCAGTAATACTAGTATTAATACCCAAACAGGTATTTGTTTAATCAGTATCCATTCAACTGCTTTTACAATTTTCTTTTTTATGTCCATGCTCATATATTACTACACAAGGCCTCAATAGTCAATATCAAGGCCTTGGTAAAATGTCAGATTATTTTGCTTGTCTTGACCTAATCAACTTCAAGATGTCTTCTGCTCTCTTGGCACTGTCGCCCGCCGGAGCCGCCGTTGCTGGTGCCGCCTCAGGTTGTGGTGCTGGTGCAGTTTGACTCACTGCTGGACTAGGTTCAGATGCAGGTGCCGTCGTGGTCGCCGGTGCTTCCGCTTTTGGTGTTTGCGGTGCATTGTAGGCCACGCCTGCAGGTCTAAAGTACTGTCCGTACTGTTCAAGATCATAAGCCTCACCTTCAACAGATTTCTCAAACAATTCTTTGATTATTTTAATCTCTGCCTCGGTCGGCTCTTTTGGTCTGAAGTCACCCAGGTTGTGTAACCCGTGTGTGTCGATCGCGGCTCTCTCGGCCTCGTCCAACGCCCTTTCTCTTCTTGACCATTTTGATGTTGAGTAGTCAGCGTAGCCACCTTTTGTTGTCTTGGTGATCCTGAAGTCAACACCTTTCACATAATCAGTTGGCATTTCTTCCATCTCTGGATCCATCAATGCACTCCTAATGATGTTAAAGATCTGAGGTCCAATGATGAATCTTCTGATTGGGTTCTCGGGTGTTGTGTCTTCTGCTAATGGGTTAGTGGTGACAAAACCTTGGAAG